TCGCTTTTAACAAAGAGTGTCCTTGGCTTTACGATACTTATAAGTCTCGCGGCTTGCTCAACAAAACCTCAAGTAATTGATATAAGCACATCACCAGTAGAAAAACCTACACTAACTCTGCCTCCTGTTGACGAACTAAACATGCGCAAACTAGAGTGGATTGTTATCAACGAAGCAAATGTTGATGCTGTAATAGCAAGGCTTGCAGCAAGTGGAAAGCCATTTGCTATATACGGATTAACTGGTGACGGATACGGAGACTTAGGACTTAACTTTAGTGACATCCGTGCATTAGTGCAACAACAGCAAGCTATCATAGCAGCATATGAAGGCTATTACAAAGAGGCAGAACAAACACTTGATAAAGCAGTTATTATGGATCAGTAGTTTTATATTTGGTCTAGCAGCATGTAATGCACCAACAGCTACAAACCCTGTTATTACAGCACAAAATTATATCGGACTAAAAGAACGTGCGAACAGGAGAGAGTTACATGCACTAACAGGTGTAGATCCTGTACGTACTGAATGGTGTGCAGCGTTTGTTAACGCTATATTAGAAATTGAAGGTATTCCTAATTTAAATGATACTGGTGCAACAGCACCTTTAATGGCCCGTAGCTATTTAAGTTGGGGAGTAAAAGTAGATCCTAAAGATATTCAGCGTGGCGATCTTGTTATATTCCCAAGAGGCGGAAGTGGTTGGCAAGGACATATAGGGTTCTTTATAGAAGAACAAGATGGATATTGGGTTATACTTGGAGGTAATCAATCTAACGAAGTACGTTATGATTTATATGCTCCTCATAAATCACTAGGTATACGAAGATGGAGCAAAGAGTCGACTAAATACTAACATATAATTGAGGGATTACTTATGTGGGATATAATTAGCGACATGGCTACTAATAGGCTTTGGATATATACAAGTATTGGTGGTAGTATTATAGGTGCAATTTGTTTAGCATACCTAAGTACTACTAGAGCCGGACTATGGTTTTATGCTAAGGTAGATCATAGTATAGACTTTCTTGTAGCACGTTATGGATGGACTTGGTTAGAGCAACCAGAAGATGCATGGCGTAAAAAGTATCCAAAAATAACAGCAAAGATAGACGACCTAGAGGGCAGATTACAAAAATTGGAGGGTAAAAATGCCAAGAAAAAAACTTGAAGACTTAGACAAGCCAGCAGTGCCGGCATCTAAAGAAGAACCTATGAAGTACGAAGAACAAAACTATGAGGCAGAAGTAGTTTCAACTAGTGGATCAACTACAAGAAAAGTTAAACTTGACCTAGAAGTTGATACTAGTGTGAAAGACTTAGGTGTTAATCCGTATGCTAAATTAATACATTTAGCTAGAGCAGTAGACAGCTGGAGAATTTTTCCAAGAGCATTCTTAACTGTTTACATTATTTTATTATACAAAGTTGTAATATGGTTTATGGAATTAGATGCTCCAAGTTTTGAACAAAGTGGTCTTGTTAGTATCGTAGTCGGTGCTGGCGCTGCATGGTTTGGCCTTTATACCGGATCTAGTAAATCTAAGAAATAACACTTGACATCTGCTATCACTTAATGTATACTAAGAGTATGGACTATTACAAAATACTAGGTGTAGCTAAAACTGCTAACGAGCAAGAGCTCAAAAAAGCATATCGTAAATTAGCAATGGAGAATCATCCTGACCGTACAGGTGGGGATGATTCTAAGTTTAAGCAAATAAACGAAGCATACGATACACTTAAAGATCCACAGAAACGTCAAGCGTATGATAATCCGCAACAGCAACAGTATCCACAAGGGTTTGGCCCGGGAGGATTTCAAGGAGTAAATCCTGGTGGCTTTGAAGATATGTTTGCATCTATGTTCGGCGGCGGCCCATTTAGAAATCAACAGCCTAGAAACAAAGATGTTACTATTGCATACACTATGCAATTAGAAGACGTTTATAATGGTGCAGAAACTGTAGCACGTTATAGAAAATCAAACGGCAGTATAGCTGAAGTAAGAATACGAATACCTCCAGGAATAGGACACGGACAAACAGTTCGCTTTCAAGGTATGGGTGATGATGCTATACAACAATTTCAACCCGGTGATTTAAATGTTGTTATTAAATATGCATCGCATAAAAAATGGCAAGTAGATGGTGTTCATTTAAAACAACAAATACGAGTTAGTTTACTTGAAGCTCTAAAAGGAACAAAAGTAGATATTAATACGTTAGATGGAAATACTATAAGATTAACAATACCAAAAGGTACAAATTCTAATACAACATTTAGTATACACGGACACGGGTTACCAGTACAAAATGGAAGAGGTAATGCCTATATACAAGTTAAAGTTAAAATGCCAACATTAACAGACGAACAACTTATGCAGATTGAACAAATTTTTGGTACATAGTCATATTGACAAAACATCATAAACATAATATAGTAAATACATTATACAAGCGAGGAATGTAATGGTAGAACCATCAAAAGATTTACAACTAGTCTTTGACAAAGCGATCAAAGATGCACAAAAACTAAAGCACGAATATGTGACTGTAGAACATTTATTATTTGCAATGATGTGTGAAAGCAAATTTGACAAATTACTACAGGGATATGGTTCAGATGTTGATTACATTAAAGGTAATCTAAGACATTTTTTAAAGAATAATACTGATTTAGTTGTTGACGTAGACAAGTTTAAACCTAAAAAAACACAGACTGTAGAGCGTATTTTAAATAGAGCGTTTACACAAGTGTTGTTTAGTGGTCGTAACAGTATCCAATTACAAGATGTACTTAGTAGCATTTTAACTGAAAAGAAAACTCAGGCTTGTTACTTTTTAAATAAAGGCGGAATTGAAAAAGATTCGTTTAACGAATATGTTAGTAACGAAGTAGAAGAAGAAGTAGAAGATAGCGAAACAAACAGTGCTGCATTAAAAGCCCTACGTGCATTTACAACAGATCTTAATAATCAAGTTACAAAAGGAAAAGTTGATCCAGTAATCGGACGCAATGATGAACTAGATGCAATTGCTCTTGCATTAGGTCGTCGTGCAAAAAACAATGTATTACTTGTTGGTGACCCAGGTGTTGGTAAAACTGCTATTGCCGAAGGACTTGCATGGAATATTGTAAACGGAACAGTGCCAAAGTTTTTAGAAGGATATGAAGTTTTTAATCTTGATATTGGTGCAATGTTAGCAGGTAGTAAATATCGCGGCGACTTTGAAGAACGCTTTAAGTTAGTCTTACATGCATTAATGAAAAAACCTAAAGCAATTATGTTTGTCGACGAAGCACATATGATGAACGGTGCTGGTGCCGGCGGCGGAAATAATTCTAATGACTTAGCAAATATGCTCAAGCCTGCTCTTACAAAAGGCACACTTAAAGTTGTTGCTTCAACTACTTGGGAAGAGTATCGTAAGTACTTTGAAGCTGATCGTGCATTAATGCGCAGATTCCAACGTGTGACAGTTGATGAACCTAGTACAAAAGTTACTAAAGAAATTCTAATGGGTATTAAAGAATATTACGAAGAATTTCATAAAGCTACAATTACTGAAGAGGCAATTGACGAGTCTATCAAATTAAGTGTAAAATATCAACCTGAAAAGAAACTACCAGATAAGGCAATTGATTTAATCGATGCTGCATGTAGTCGTTATAATCTACGTGACGGATTCGAAGGTGAAAAACTTATTGAAGCACCTAACATTCAATACGAATTAGCAAAAGCAGTAAACTTACCTGCTGAACAAGTTGCTGAGAAGGAAACTGAAAATCTTGCAAACCTCGAGCAGAATCTTAAAAAGGTTGTATATGGCCAAGATGATGCAATTGAATCAATTGTTGATAAAATTCTTGTTGCACAAGCTGGTCTAAAGCCTCAAGATAAACCAATTGGTAGTTTTGTATTTATGGGCCCGACTGGCACAGGTAAAACAGAAACTGCAAAACAGTTAGCAACACAATTAGGAGTCGCACTTGTAAGATTTGATATGAGTGAATATCAAGAACGTCACAGTGTTGCTAAACTAATTGGTTCGCCGCCAGGATATGTAGGTCACGAAGAAAACTCAGGACAGCTAATTACTAAACTGCAAGAAAATCCTAACTGTGTATTACTACTCGACGAGATCGAAAAGGCACACCCAGACGTGTCACAGATTTTGTTGCAAGTTATGGACAATGGTAAAGTAACTGGATCTAACGGTAAAGAAGCAGATGCACGTAATAGCATATTAATCTTAACAACTAACTTAGGTGCAGCCCAAGCTGAAAAGAATTCAATTGGTTTTGGTGACAGTACTGATAATGATTACGAAGATAAAGAGCTTAAAAAGTTCTTTGCGCCTGAATTTAGAAACAGACTAGATGGTACAATTACATTTGCTAAGTTAAGTAAAGAAGTAATGATGAAAATTGTTGGTAAGTTCTTAGTCGAACTTAAAGATATGGTCAAAGATAAAAATGTTGTTATTGATATCACAGACGAAGCTCTTGATTATCTTGTAGACAAAGGATTCGATCCTAAAATGGGTGCAAGACCTTTACAACGTGTTATTGACAAAGATATTAAACGTCCTTTATCTAGACAACTATTGTTTGGTAATTTGAAAAATGGTGGTAATGTAACTATTGCAGTATCAGATAATAAGATTACACTAGAGGCTATTAAGGAAGAAATATTTGATACAACAGTCGAGCAGTCATAAATTTTATAACAAGTATTGGTATAAATTAGAAACTATAAATGCAATAGCACATATATTTAGAGAAAAACAATTTAGATATACTCAAACTTGTCTTGAAACTTTAAGACAAGATTATAGTAAAGGCCAACAACTGTTTCTGAGGCGGGTGCATATACAAACACCTGTCTCAGAAACAGACTACTTAGACTGCTGTCATCTTTATAATTCGTTTGTAGTACATAATATTGATGACTACATGCTACGTGTAGAAAATCCTATATTAAATATATATTCTAACAACAGTGATTGGTTGCAAAATATTGCAAGTAAATTATATAATAAATGTGTATTTTTCAGTCCAGCCGAAGATCTAAAATCATTATTAAATAAAAATACTCCTGTTATAATTGTAAAAAGACCTATTCCCTTTAAATATAGAGTTACACTTAAAAATAGAGTATCACTTGATTTTGTACGATGGATTGATAATAATCCAGGCAAAATTAAAATTGGGAAGAAAGCATACCAGCACATAAGTACAACTGGCTTTGCCCATGGTTATTATTTTTATATAACAAGTGAAAAAGTTTTACAACTAGTACAGATTATGATCGGCGGAAACATCAGTCGAGTCGAAGAAGTAGTAGTTGATACGAATAAAGATAAATAGTATTATGCCAAGTAACAGTGAAACAATTTTAACAGCAAATACACACCCAGGAGATAGTACAGTTGAGACTATAACTGGTGACAAATACAAAGGGGACGGTTACTACGGACGTAGTGACGGCCTTCATACAGTACAAGTAGACCTAGCAGGATTTATTGGGAAAGTAGCTATGCAAGGAACACTTGCAACTAACCCAGTAGAAGCTGACTGGTTTACTTTAGTTTTAGACTCCGGTAAGCAAAGTGTTGACACTACTGGGTTAGTTGCAACCCAAAGCATTACTTCTGTAGAATATACTAGTGCTACTACTAATACTAAAAAATATAATTTTACTGGAAACTATGTTTGGGTAAGAGCATACGTTAGTAATTGGACTGACGGCACAGTTAACAGCATAAGATTAAATCATTAAGGGCGACACAGATGGCAAAGCAAACAATTAATTTAGGAACAGGCGAATTAACCGGAGACGGTGAAAGCATCCGTTCAGCCTTTGATAAAGTTAATGATAACTTTGACGAAATATACGCAAGAGATTTAAACACAGATGCACAAACACTTTCGGTAGATGGAAATACTATATCCATAACTGGTGGCAATAGTATTACTATTGCTCCAGCTGTTTCTCTAGACGGTGATGTGACAGGTAGTGTGTTTGGTGATGATAGCACACTATTAGTTGACGGTATAAACAATAAGATTGTTGGTGCAGTAGATACAGCAAGTTTACGCACAAGCGACAATAATATAGCATTAGGCAATAGTGCAGGCTTTACTAATCAAGGTGCATATGGCATTGCACTTGGATTTGGTGCAGGCGATACTAACCAAGGCGGAGCTGCAATCAGCATCGGCTACACAGCAGGTCAAACAACTCAAGGCAATAGTGCAATAGCAATTGGTCCAAATGCCGGTAACACCACTCAAGGTATTGACGCAGTAGCAATTGGTGTACAGGCCGGTTTAACTACTCAAGGTCAATCCTCGGTAGCAATTGGACAAGACGCCGGCCAAGAAACCCAAGGCGCAGAATCAGTAGCAATTGGTAAGGGAGCAGGTGAAACAACTCAAGGTACTTATGCTCAAGCAGTTGGTAACAATGCAGGTAATACTAATCAAGGTCAAAATGCAGTTGCTATAGGTAGTCAAGCAGGCGAGAATAATCAAGGTATAAAAGCAATAGCCTTAGGGCAGTATGCAGGTAAAACAAACCAAGCCGCAAACTCAATTGTAATAAACGCAACTGGTGTAGAAGTAAACAACACAACAGCAGAAAGTTTAGTAATTAAACCAATTAGAAGTGCAGTTGGTACAACTATAATGATGTACGATGTTACTTCAGGCGAAGTTACACACAATACAGCAATACCATATCCTGCAAACTCAGGAGTATCTTGGGACGGCGTTGCGCCAACAACAGTAGATGGTGCGATAGATAGATTAGCATCATATACACAAGATTTTGCAGTAAGTACAGATGCACACTGGGCTGATCCTAATCCTTCAGATATAACTGATGCAATTAATAGACTTGCTGCTGCAATATATGCGCTTAACGGTAATACAGGAATTTAATTATGGAACACTTTGTAAGAGTAGTAATGGAAAAACAAGAAAGCATTAATGGAATAATTAATGAAAGTATCTTTCCGGGAATGGAACTATTAGAGTCAGAGCAAGGTGCTACTGTAATTCATATTCCATTAGCAAGAGAATTAACTGAATCAGAAGCCGAAGGTTATGCTGATAGATTAATAGCAGTAATGACGGAAGCTGGATACGATGATTTTGATATTGAAATATCTACAAACGAAGACATTATTGAAGAAACATACGACGGTGATGATTTTTTTGAAGAGTACGGTACTATGTGGTTTAATGAAGACGACGACTTAGACGAAGCAGAGTATCAAGGTCGCAAAGTTAAACTAGGCAAGCCTATGCAAGGTGATGTTAAAAAGTTTAAAGTTTATGTTCGTGATCCAAAGACTAAGAATATTAAAAAAGTAAACTTTGGCGATCCTAACATGCGTATTAAAAAATCAAATCCAGCACGTAGACGCTCATTTAGAGCAAGACATAACTGTGATAATCCAGGACCGCGCACTAAGGCACGTTACTGGTCCTGTCGTAAGTGGTAAGGTAGTAATATGAGAATAGATGAATTTGCACAAGCACCAAATGATGCACTACCGTTTGATGTAGTTGACGATGTTCAACAATACATGAAAAACGATCCTGCATTTTATCGTAAAGTATATTATCCTACAATGTGTAAAATGCAAGAGGGCGGCGATAATAGTAATCCTAAAGATCTAGTTGCACCAATGGTATTACTAGCTGCTCGTAACTATGTTAAAAAATATCAAATAAATAAAACACCGGAAGAACTACTTACATCAGAAGAAATAGACGATCTTATTAATCGTGTGTACGAAGATGAAATCGAATCGATTAATCAAGGCGAATACTAATGTTTTTAAGAGAACTGTATGAAGCAAAAGCAAACCGTGTTGTAGCAGTTATGCCAGGCGGGTTTCATCCTTTTCACCCTGGACATAAAAGCCTATACGACTGGGCTGTAAAAACATTTGGAAAAGCAAACGTTTATGTTGCTGCTACTAATGATACTAGCACAAGACCTTTTCCCTTTGATGTTAAGAAAAAACTTGCTGCAATGGCAGGTGTTCCTGAGCAAAGATTTATACAAGTAAAGTCTCCATTCAATGCAAAAAGTTATATTGACTTATTAAATGGTGATGCAGCAATAGTATTTGTACGCAGTGAAAAAGATAAAAGCGAACAGCCATTGCCAGATCAAACTAAGAAAAACGGTGATCCAGCATACCTACGTTCATATAAGGGTAAAGACTTAGAGTCAAGTGAAGTAGCAGGATACATGGCATATGGTCCAACTATTAACTTTAACTTTAGCGGAATGCAAATAAAAAGTGCAAGTGAGCTAAGAGCATCTTGGCCTGAAATGTCAGACGAAGATAAACTTAAAGCTGCACAACAAATGTATGGTAAAGGTGCAGAAACTGCTGTTCAATTACTTAATACAGCACTAGGTGGATCTGTAGACGAAGGTGATGTAATACCTTTTAAAAAATCAAATCCTGCTAATCCACGTTTAGACAAAGATGCTCTTGATACTTGGAATAAAGAACGAAATCAAAAAATGGCACAAGATATGATAAGACTTGCTCCAGAAATAGTTGAGTATTATAAAGAACTAAAAGACCAAAATACAGAAACAGCAATAGATATAATAGCCTATGATTTTGATATAGACCAGTATGATGTCAAGAGAATTTTACAAGCTGATAATGTAGACGAAAATCTAGAAGAAGCACAAATGGGCGATGTCTATATGCGCTTCAAGGTTGTGCCACCGTTAGATAAAAACAGAGGCAAGCCAACACTAATGGCATTTGCTGGATTTGCAAACACACCAGGTGAACTAACCTTAGATGGTTCAAAGATGCAGTTTAGAGTGTTGCCAAAGAAATCAGATATTGTTAATGCTATTAAAAAAGTAATCGGTGATAAAATCTTTATTGGGGCTGAGAAAGTTGTTGTGTATAATGACGGCGCAGTTAATCCTAAAAAGTTTCCGCAGTACGGAGAATTTCTTGCGTGGGTAGATCAATTCGGTAAAGAAAAAGTTAAAATAGTCGATAAGCCAGAAAGTGATAATGACGTTGAAAAAGGTCCAGGTAAAAAACGTGTAAAAGCAAAGTGGGCTAACAAGAAAAACTACACTGACGATAATATCGAAACAACAAAATATTTTACAATCGACAACAACAGACTAATGAAATTTTTGCAAAAGTCAGCACCGAAGATTATGCAAGCATATAGACCTGCATCAAAGCAATTTGTTATGGAGCCTGCAGAGTATAAAACATTCCGTAACTGGATGCGTTCGCCTGAAGTAGTAAGCAAGTTTGGTGATACTAATGTTAAGGTTGATAAGTCAAAATCATTCTCACAGTCCGTTGGCAAAGAGTTTGAACAGATTGACGAGATATTTGGATTTGCTAGAGGATCAGGAAAAAAACGTGAACCTTATAAAAAAGTACCCGAGCCAACAGAACCTAGTATTAGAGATAAAATAGCAGCAAGACGTAAAGCCGCAGCAAAAGGCAAGAAGGATGCATGGAAATCTGGTAAGGAACTTGACAATGGCGGATCTTGATGATATAATACGTTTAGCAGGTATTAACGAATTTAAAGGTTTTCAACCTTATAATATTGAAAATATATCTATAACAGGAACTGAGAAACGTAAAATAGAAAAAGAAAAAAATATTAAACCTGGCGACAAAGAATGGTTTAAACTATGGTTTAGTTTACCAGGTATGACTGGCGCTAATTTTAGAGGACGCAAAAAATGAAAATAAGCGACCTAAACGAAGACGGTAGAATAGTTAAAGGCGTTAACACTACTGTCGATGTCGGAACAAACGAAATACCAATTCAAGCAAAAAAGTTTGGTAACAGTGTAACTAAGGATGGTACTCCGCCTTCTTTATCTACAAAAGTAAAAGGCAAAAGCACAAACGTACTATTTAATTTAGGACTTGCAGAAGGTTACAAACTACAATTAGAGCGTGACAAAGAACTATTAGTATTACATATCAAAAATACTGCTACAGGCAAGCGTACAGAAGTACGTGGCAAGCCAGGTTATGAAACAGGCAGTTACGATCCTAATGACAAGTTACACACGCTATTAGATCAATTAGGTAAGAGTGTAGATATTTCACAACTAATGAATGGCGAACCTGTAGGTATTAATCCTAAACATCCACACGGTGACAAAGCAAAAGCAGCAACAGACAAAGCATACAATGAGCGTTCAAGTAATATTATGCGTGAAATACAATCTGTACATTTTCTTGAAGCATTAGGTGAAATTGCTCCTAATACAGAAATATATGTTGACATGGACGGCGTACTTGCTGACTTCTTTGGTGAATGGACTAAGTCGCAAGGTGTAAGTAATTGGAAAGATATTAAAGATCCTATGAAAGCAATTGGTGACATAAAAAGTATTGAAGACTTTTGGTTAAAGTTACCTGTGCTTCCACAAGCAAAAAATCTACTGCAACTAATTAAAAAAGTCAAAGGTAGTTACAGTATATGTACAAGTCCACTAGCTGATGATCCACGTAGCGAACCACACAAACGTGAATGGGTTAAAAAGAACTTATCATTTTTTCCTCCTAAAGAAGTAATTGTTACACACAATAAACCACAATTTGCAAAACAAAAAGATGGTACGCCAAATATATTAATAGACGACTATGGTGTAAACATTAGAGCTTGGGAAGAAGCTGGCGGTATAGGATTTAAATATAAAGACTATAAATTTCAAAGAACTGCAAAAGCAATCAAACAAAAAATGACAACTGAAGTTACTATCGATAATAAGAACGGACGTGGCGCAGTACCTAATAATATGGAAGTTGATTATTTTGGTAAAAAGGTTATGATGAAACCTAGTACGTTTATTAAACTTGCTTCAAAATTAGGCAGAGATCCAGATCCAGAGATGATCGATTATATTAAAAAAGGCGGTGCTATTGGTGCGCCATTCTTAGTAATTAATGTGCCATGGGACGAAGATGACGATAGCAAATTACAAGTAAGAGGTCATGAAGGACGCAACCGTATGCTTGCTATATTAAAAACAGAAGGTGATGCACCAGTCGAGACACACTTGTTTTTTGATGGAAAATACAATCGTGCTAGACATTTAGAACCTGAATTTATAGCAGCAATAAACAAAGAATTAATTAGTCAAGATAATCAACTAGTAAAAGGACCATTATTTTCTGAAAGCATAGAAGAAAACTTTGCTGACGGTAAAGTAAAAGGCAAAAGCAGACCAGGGCGTGTAAAAAAGTCAGGTGCTAGTTGCAATGGATCAGTTACAGCACTACGAAAGAGAGCAAAGAACGCAAGTGGCGAAAAGGCTAAGATGTACCACTGGTGCGCCAATATGAAATCAGGTAGAAAGAAATGAAAATAAAAGAACTATGTGAAAATACAGCAGGTGCAATAGCAGCTACAAATAACGGTTTCGCAGGTGGCGGTATCGGTATGCAAAAGCGTATGAAAACTAAAAAGAAGCGTAAAGCACAAGAAGATGCACCTCCTGGTAGAGAAAAGCAAGTAAAAAAATTGAAAAAGAAATTTGACGATCCTGGCGCACCTTATGCTATTGCTTGGGCACAACATAATAAACACGGCAAGCCTAAAAAGAAATAAATACATTATGAACACAAATGATATAACAGAAGGTCCTTTTAAAAGTTTAGGTCGTGGATTTGCTAAAGGTTTCCAAGCAGGAAAAGCAAGCCCTGATATGCTTAATCGCGGAATTAAAAAAGCTCTTGACCCTGATAGCTACAGTGACGATAAAGTTGTTAAAAAAGCTGAATGGAAAGGTATACCTGTTACACCTGTAAAAGTTACACCCGGAATGGAAATTCCAAACAGTCTAAAAGAATTACCAAAAGGCACAGGCTTTAAAGATCCAAAAGGCAATGTATGGCAGTGGGCTGGACGAAGCTGGGTAAAGAAAACGCCTGGTGGTTGGCAAGGCGGACAGATAAATAATAATGAAGCATTTAAAATATATATTAATGCATTAAAGACTGGTAAAGCATATGAACCTATTAAACGGGAAAGCACAATGAAACAAAACGAATTAAGCGAAAAAATCAATCATGATCCAAAGCATGTAAAAATGGCTATTGGCATTGCATCTGATCCTCGTCATAAAGGCGGTGATTACACCGGTGCACATAATAAAATTGAAAAAATTGCTAAGGGGTTAGCAAGTCATCCACAAGTTGCAGCAGTTCTTAAAAAGCAAAACGAAACGGTTAAAGAAGGTCAATTAGGTGATATGGCGCACCGTGCCGAACAAGATCATGAAGTGCAAATGGCTCGTGCAGAACTCTACAAACTAGCAAAGTATGCTATCAAACTACACGACATGTTAAAAGGCGTAAGTGAAGCAGAAGGACTCGAAGGATGGGTTCAAAGTAAAATTACTAAAGCAGCTAATGATATAGGAAGTGTGTATCACCATATGGATTACGAAGAAGCATCGGAAGAAATGCCAGTGTTAAAAGTAGGTGAGTCTCATCCTTATAAAGATAAACTACATTCTAGACTAAGCGAAGCACGTAATAAAGAGTTATCAGAAGGTCCTTTTAAGGGTGTCGGTAAAACGATGATGAAGCAAAAGCTCAAGAAACAATATAAAAAAGCAGACCTTGCAAATTTCGATAAGTCGGGAATAGACACAAGCGGAAAAACGCCTGATGAGATTGGGCAAATGAAGTCAGATTACTATCACGACAATATGGACAAGGCGGCTCGAGCAAAAAAAGCCGGCGACAGGTTACAAAAGAAAAAATAATAAAAAATAAATTTAATGATAATCACGGCCTTTGCCGTGATTTTTCTTGACAACAACCTAAATATAGTATATAATATAAGAAACTAAGGAGACTGTAAATGAGTGACCGTACATACGGACAAGAAGAAAAGGCAAAATTAGAACGTCTAGTCAAAGAAGGCGTAACTGTTTTACAAGAAATCGAAGATCTAAACGCAGGACTTAAAGATACTGTTAAGGCAGTAGCAGAAGAACTAAACGTAAAACCTTCTTTAATTAATAAAGCAATTAAAGTTGCAATGAAACGTGACTGGGATAAGCATCAAGACGAGTTTGAAGACTTAGAAACCATTGTTGCTACAGTTGGTGTTGATACATGATATATTATGTAGATATTGACGGTACAATATGTGATCAAGAAATAGGAAGACCTTACAATTTAAGTAACCCTTTTACTGACCGTATTTTGCATTTTAATGATCTATTTGATAAGGGTAATGAAATTCATTACTATACTGCAAGAGGTAGTGAGTCTGGTGTGGATTATACCGAACTCACTATCCAGCAATTAAAAGAATGGAATGTAAAATACACTTCATTAAGTTTAGGTAAGCCTCATTATGATATATGGATTGACGATAAAGCACAAAATGTCGATCAATACTTTGAAGATGAATATATAAAGGATCAAAAAATAGTTGACACTGTTGTTAATCTGTAGTATAATATGCTAAGAGTCGTTCACTTACGAACAGGTATAAGGTTAGTTGGCCACAAGCAACAACAGGAGAATAGATGAGTTACGTAGACGCACACTTTGATCGCGATCAAGATATGATTCGTGTAGTTGAACGCAAAGACGGTAAAAGAACTTACCGCGAATACCAAGCAAAATATACATTTTATTTTAAAGACCCTAGAGGCAAGTATAAAAGTGTGTACGGTGATCCCCTTACACGCATTGTTTGCAAAAACACAAAAGACTTTCGCAAAGAAGTTGCTATTAACAAAGGCAAAGAATTGTTTGAAAGCGATATTAATCCTATCTTTCAATCATTAAGTGAAAACTATCTCAATCAAGATGCTCCGAAACTAAACATTGCTTTTTTCGATATTGAGACTGACTTTGATCCAGAGCGTGGATTTGCTGATCCTGCAGATCCGTTTATGCCTATTACATCTATCTCTGTTTATTTACAGTGGCTAGAAACAATGATTTGCCTAGCAGTTCCGCCTAAGACACTTACAATGGACGAAGCTAGGAAAACACTTGAAGGTATTGACAACGTAATGTTGTTTGAAAAAGAAGGTGATATGATTGACATGTTCTTAACACTGATTGAGGATGCTGATGTACTTTCAGGTTGGAACAGTGAAGGTTATGATATTCCGTATACTGTAAACAGAACTAGTCGTGTATTAAGCAAAGATGACACAAGACGTTTTTGCTTGTGGGGGCAACTTCCTAAGAAACGTGAATACGAAAAGTATGGTAAATCAGCTGTTACCTTTGACCTAATAGGCAGAGTGCATTTAGATAGTTTGAATTTATATCGTAAATATACATATGAAGAAAGACATAGCTATAGACTTGATGCCATTGGCGAAATCGAAGTTGGCGAAAACAAGGTTCCTTATGAAGGCACTTTGGACGCATTGTACAACAATGACTTTAGAAAGTTCATCGAATACAACATACAAGATACCGCACTACTGGACAAGCTGGACAAAAAACTAAGATTTATTGATCTAAGTAACGAACTTGCACACGCAAATACAGTTTTGCTACAGACCACTATGGGTGCTGTAGCTGTTACAGAACAAGCAATTGTAAACGAAGCACATCATAGAGGACTACAAGTACCTAACCGTAAACATCGTGATGATGAAAACACACAGGCTGCTGGTGCTTATGTTGCATTTCCAAAAAAAGGATTGCACAAGTGGATCGGTTCAATGGATTTAAACAGTCTGTATCCTAGTGTTATTCGTGCAATGAATATGGCGCCTGAAACTGTCATAGGACAAATACGTCCAGAAATTAGTGATGCTCGTGTACACGAAGATATGAATCTAAAGAAGAAATCCTTTGCAGGTAGCTGGGAAGGACGTTTCTCGACAGAAGAATACGAAGCTGTTATGGACCAGCGCAAAGACATTGCATTAACTGTCGACTGGGAAAACGGTGGCAGTGATGTACTAAGTGGTGCCGAAATATATAAAGTAATATTTGATAGTAATCAACCTTGGATGCTTAGTTCAAATGGAACTATATTTACAACAGAGTTTGAAGGTGTTATTCCGGGGCTACTAAAACGTTGGTACAGTGAACGTAAAGACTTGCAGAAAATGCTTAAAAAAGCAAAAGACGCAGGTAATGCAGCAGAGATTGAATACTGGGATAAACGTCAGCTAGTTAAGAAGATTAACTTGAACAGTTTGTATGGTGCTATTCTTAATCCTGGTTGTAGATTCTTTGATAAACGTATTGGACAAAGTACTACATTAACAGGTAGAACTATTGTTAAACATATGTCAGCTGAAGTTAACAAAACTATTACAGGTACATACGATCATGTTGGTGAAGCAATGATTTATGGTGATACTGACTCTTGTTACTTTAGTGGATATCCTGTACTTAAAGAACAAATTGATGCAGGCGAGATTCCTTGGGATAAAGATAATGTAATTAAATTATATGATCAAGTATGTGAAGCAGCAAATGCAACATTTCCAGACTTTATGATGCGAGCATTTCATTGCCCTAAGAGCCGCTCAGATGTTATTGCAGCAGCAAGAGAGATTGTTGCACAATCAGGCTTATATATTACAAAGAAACGTTATGCAGCACTAGTATATGATATTGAAGGTTTTAGAAGTGACACAGACGGTAAGCCAGGCAAAGTAAAAGCAATGGGCTTAGACTTGCGCAGATCAGATACACCTGTGTTTATGCAAGAGTTTTTAAGCGAACTATTGCTTATGGTGCTTACAGACAAACCTCGTGAAGATGTACTTGAACGTATTACACAGTTTCGTAAGGAGTTTAGTGAACGTCCTGGTTGGGAGAAAGGTTCGCCCAAACGTGCGAATAAGGTCGGACACTATCAAAGACTGGAAGAAAAGCAAGGCAAAGCAAACATGCCCGGTCATGTTAGAGCAAGTATTAACTGGAATACGCTTAAACGTATGAACGGAGACAAATACTCGCAAGAAATTGTAGACGGTATGAAAGTTATTGTTTGTAAACTAAAACAGAACCCGCTAGGATTTACAAGTGTTGCGTATCCAACAGATGAGCTGCGTATTCCAGAGTGGTTCAAAGAACTGCCGTTTGATGATGCAGCAATGGCAGAAACAATTATTGATAATAAGTTAGACAACTTGATCGGTGTGCTTAACTATCCACTTGAGGATACTAAGAGACACAACACGTTTACTAGTTTGTTTGACTTTGGAGTTTAAAATGTTAGAAGTACATAATCTTTTTCCTAGACCAGTTGTTTCTATACAGATGGATCCTTTAAGTTTTGAAGAAATTGAATATATAGAATCGCTAGATACTAATCTAAGGAAAAACGTCGGCAACTATACAACTAATGATCACTATATACTATCTAATGATCAACTGAGTAGTTTCAAAGATAAGATTCAAGTATTTGTTCAAGAATATTTTGATAACATAATTTGCGCTTCAACAGAGACTATCCCTTATATTACACAAAGTTGGGCTAATTTTACCTACGACGGAGGTTATCATTACCCACACAAACATAGTAATAGCATTATAAGTGGAGTATTTTATGTAAAATGTTCTGATAATGATAAGATTAGTTTTACAGACTACCGCCAAGATACCATTGAACTACCGCCTACATCGTTTAATATATACAACAGTGATTCTTGGTGGTTACCTGCAATTAAAAATCAATTGCTATTATTTCCGTCTAGTTTACGACACAGTGTTCCTAGTATTACAACTGACGATTCTCGTATTAGTATAAGTTTTAATGTTTTTGTTAAAGGTAAGTTAGGTGATGAAAAAACCCTTAATGCACTTACTTTATAGGAGATTAATATGAAAGTAGGATTTACTTGTAGTACTTTTGATTTATTACATGCTGGACACATAATTATGTTGCGTGAAGCAAAAGAGCAATGTGATTATCTCATTTGTGGATTACAAGTGGATCCTAGTGTAGACAGAAAAGAAAAGAACGCTCCTATACAAACTGTAGTAGAACGCTATACCCAATTAAAAGGTGTCGAGTATGTAGATGAAATTATCCCATACGGCACTGAGGAAGATTTAGAAGACATCCTTGCTATGTATCCAATTGATGTACGCATACTGGGAGAAGAATATCGCGACAAAGATTTTACAGGCAAAGATATCTGTCGTAAACGTGATATTGATTTGCACTTTAATAAAAGAGATCACCGTTTTAGTTCAAGTGATCTTCGGAGAAGAGTTTGTGAATAAATTTATATTTGATGTGGACGGAACACTAACACCAAGTCGAGGAAAGATGGACGAAAAGTTTTCACAGTTCTTCTTTGACTTTTGTACACTAAATCATGTTTATCTTGTTACAGGTAGTGACAAACCTAAAACAGTTGAACAGATAGGCAACGTAATTTATGGTATGGCTAAACGTGTATACAACTGTTCAGGTAGTGAAGTATGGGAAGGCAGTAGACAAATTAAAGCAGACGAATGGAAAATTCCTATGCATGTTAAATCATGGTTGGAAGATAAACTAGAAGAAAGTAGTTTTCCTTTGCGTACAGGACTACACATCGAAGAACGATCAGGTATGGTAAACTTTAGTATTGTAGGGCGTAATGCTACAATAAGTGAACGCAAATTATATGTAAAGCACGACATAGCAAGTAATGAGCGCAACTATATTGCAGAGTTATTTAATTTAGAATTTTCAGAACTAATTGCAAGACCAGGTGGAGAAACTGGCATTGATATTAGTCCCAAAGGGGCTGATAAAAGTCAAATTATAAACGACTTTGATCCAAACGATGTATTATATTTTTATGGTGATAGAATGGATCCACAAGGTAACGATTATCCATTAAAGAAAGTAATAATAGATAACGATTTAGGATTTGCTGTTGAAGTGTCTGACTGGAAAGATACTTGGGAGAAACTAAAATGCGTATAATGCTAACAGGTCATAGAGGATTTATTGGAAGTCATTTGTTACGCAAACTAACCAAAAAACATAGTGTAGTTGGATTTGATTTACAAGACGGACAAGATCTATACAATATCGACCTTAAAGAAGAATTTGATTTAATTATACATTTAGCGGGCAAAAGCGGAGTACGTGAAAGTATTAACGATCCTGCAGGATATTGGCGTAATAACGTAGAAGTAAGTAAACGCTTGTTTGCCCGCTATCCTGATACAAGAGTGCTTTACGCAAGCTCTAGTAGCGCCTATGAGCCCGATTTAAACCCATATGCTGCAAGTAAGTATGTTGTAGAAGAAGCAGCCGCACGATATCACAATATGTTAGGTATGCGGTTCCACACAGTATATTCTAGTACACCAAGAAAGGGTATGTTTTTACAAAAGCTCATAGATAGTGAGCTAGAATATACCACAACGCATTACAGAGACTTTATACATATTGAAGATTTATGTAATGCAATACAACTATGTATGAATAGTAAGTATACAGGCACTATTGATATCGGATCTGGACACCCATTTAAAGTATCAGACTTTGCTCCAGATCTTCCTGTCCGCCTAAATACACCATATGAACGTAATTGGACTTGTGCTAATATGGAAAAAATTAAGACCTTAGGATTTAAACCTAAATACTCAGTAGAAAACTACTTGACAAATGTCAATAAAGGCAATATAATAAAACTTGAAATAGGAGAAAACATATGAAAGATATTTTACAGGACATTGTTGCACATACACATTCACTAGGCTTTCTTAGTTTAGTAAAAGTTAGCAACGAAGGCGGCACTACAATTGATTCAATGGCAGATGATCGAAGTGTTATCCTTAGCGCAGAAACAAATACAGCAGTAGCAGAGTTTACAGGCACATTTGGTATGCCTAACTTAGACAAGTTGGCATTACATCTAAAGAATCCTGAGTATCAAAAAGATGCTAAGATTGATGTTGTACAAGCAGAACGTAACGGCGAAACTATTCCAACTCATATTCACTTTGAAAATGCAGCAGGTGACTTCCAGAACGATTATCGCTTTATGAATAAAGCAATTATTGAAGAAAAACTAAAAACTGTTAAGTTCAAAGGTGCTAACTGGAATGTTGAATTTAATCCGAGTATGGAAGCTATTTCACGTATGAAATTACAAAGTGCTGCACATTCAGAAGAGCCTACATTTAATGTAACAACTAAAGCAACAGGTGGTACAACTGATCTAGTGTTTAGCTTCGGTGATGCAAGTACACACGCAGGTGAGTTTGTATTCCAAAATGCAGTAGAAGGTTCATTACAACATACTTGGAGTTGGCCTGTAGCACAAGTACAAGCAATACTTGGATTAATTGGTGATGCAACTATGAGTATTTCAGATCAAGGTGCAATGAAAATTAGTTTAAATTCAGGATTAGCTACTTACGATTATATTTTACCAGCGCAGAGCAAATAGAATATGCATAAAGACTTAACCGCAGAACAAAATGATTATGCACGGTTTTTACCTGCACTAAGTGGCTTTTATGCAACTTATGTAGGTAAACAACGATACGACGAGTATGTGGATAAGTTACGAATCCCTAGCAATTTTGTTAATGGTATAGAAAGTCTTAATTATCTTAACTCCAAAGAAGGAGCGTTCACATACAAGTGGACGCTCTACTCTGCAGGTCACGCTGACTTAGATACAACTAAGCA